TGTTATTAAAAGCATTCCGTGAAATGGGGCCAACTATTGAGGCTGAATTCGCGAATACAACGCAGACAATGTCTCAGTCTCTTCAGATCGCCAGCAACAATATTACTAAATTCTTTGGCGAAAACACCACTGCCCAGGCGGGAATATCGGCATTTAGTGGAGCTGTTGTAACAATTAGTCAGCACCTTGATGAAATGAGCGCAGTGCTGACACTGGTTGCCGCTGTCGTTGGTTCAAGGTATGTGGGCGCACTGGCAATGGCTACTAAAGAAAAAATCACAGTCGCCATGGCTTCTAGACAGGAAGCAGTAGCTAACCTTGAGGCAGCAAAAGCCGCCGAATATGCCGCGACGGCGACAGCAAGAAAAACACAAATGGATTTGCTAGCAGCGAGAGCTGCTGTCGAAAAGGCTGGGACTGAACTCGCCGCTGCAAGGGGTTCAAATGCTGAAGCAACAGCGCAGGCTCAGCTCACTGCAATGAGAACTGCGGCTACAAATGCAGCTATTGCTCACACAGAAGCTACCAATATCCAAACAGCAGCCATGGCAAATACAGCAACAGCAGCAAGGGCTGCTTCAGTATCGCTTGGTTTTGTAAATAAAGCCCTGAGTTTTGTAGGCGGCCCGGTGGGATTCGCCATGTTGGCAGGGGCAGCGATTTATTATTTCTATCAGCAGGCCAAAGAAGCAAAGGAAGCGGCAGTTCGTCTTGCTGACGGGGTTAATGAATTAACTTCCAAAATGAAGGACATGACCCGTGTTCAAAAAGAAGCCGAAATGGCGGAATTGAGGAAGGCATTACCAAAACTTAGCAGTGTACTTATGGATGCAACAATAGCCCACTCAAAGGCTATAAGCAAAGTCAAAGAGTTGGAGTCGGAATTAGCCAATGTGGAGGTCGGAACAAGCAAATATCAGTCGGTAACCAAACAGTTAGTGGCCGCACAGGATGATTTGGCTATAGCCACCAACAACGCGCAAAAAGCATCTAATGATTTTAGTAGAACTAAAAATGTCATAAAAATCATGCAGGCAGATCTGAATGGAACTCTCGCGAAGGGAATCGACTTATTAAGTAGAGAAGCCGATACGGCTTTGCCTAACGCAGCCGCTGCTCTTCGCGCTTATGGCCTTGATCTTGATGGAGCCACTAAGGCAAAACAGAAATTCAACGCTGAGAGTTTAAAAGTCCAGTGGTCAGATGCTGGCGCTGACATGAAAAAGACGCTTGAACGTGAAATTGAAATGGCCGGCGCGAAGGATGACGTAGTAAAGCGTCAATTACAGGTCAAATATTACGTTGAAGATAAAGGGATATCAGGGCAGGAAGCTGAAAAACTTGCTGAATTAGCGGCTAAAGCTGGAGAGGCTAGCGAAGCAAAAAAAACCGGCATTAAAACATCAAGGGAAGCTGTGTCCGAGGCAAAAAAAGAGGCCACAGAAGCCGAAAAACTCAAACAGAAGATAACTGACCTGGCTAATGCGACGAAGGTTGCAGAGTTGGAAACTAAAGGGCTTTCCCGTGAGGCAGCAATCCTTGAGGCAGTACAGAAGCTTGGTTCAAAAGCTAATTCCGCTCAGATCGCCGAAGTTACAGCACTGGCCGGTAAAGAGTACGACCTTACGCAGAAAATCAAAGACCGCAAAGAGGCATTTGAGCAGAACCCGCAGGCAAAAGCTGATCAGGATATGAAACTGGCTCAGGAGCAACTTGAGCGACAACTGAAAGGTAAGTTGGTTACCGAAGAGCAATATCAGCAACGTAGGGCGGCGATACACGCGGAGTATTCGCGCAAAATATCAGAAGAAACATCAAATGGTCAGGTGAATGTTGTCGCTGAGAATCGGGCGAAAATTGACCCAATTCAGGCACTGGCTAACGAAAATGCTCAGAAGCTGGCTCTGATGGAGTCGTACTATCAGGCAGAGCAGGCGTTGCTGAAGCAGTCGCAGCAGGACGGGCAAATCAGCCATGACCAGTATATCGCAGCCAAACAAGCCACTGACGCACAGTATCTGGCGCTGAAAACTGCACAGGATAAACAGTATCAGGAGCAGCAGCTTGCCGCGCAGTGGGAGTTACTAAGTCAGCAAAGCCTGGGCTATGACATGCTCACATCGGCGGTTGATTCTCTCTCAGGGAATGCGTCCAACGCTATCACCGGCCTGATCACACAAACCATGAGCTGGAGTGACGCTGCGCGGTCGCTGGGTAATACCATGCTTAACAGCGTGGTCAACTCTATCGTTCAGGTTGGCGTGGAGATGGCTAAAAACTTCATCCTCGGTCAGACATTAGGAGTTGCTACTCAGGCTGCAAACGCAACAGCAGCCGTTGCCGGTGGCGCTGCGGCTTTGGCTGCGTGGACTCCGGCGGCTATTGCGGCATCTATCGCAACGATGGGGGCGGCATCCGCCAGTGGTCTTGGTGCGTATACTGCGGCACAGGCGACCGGCGCGGCAACCAGTATCGGAATGAAAGCACTGACGATTGCCGGTGCGCGTAAAGATGGTGGCCCGGTGTCTGCTGGTGAAATGTACCGGGTTGGTGAGGGCGGGAAGCCGGAGATATTCAAAGCATCAAACGGCAACCAGTACATGATCCCCGGCGATAACGGCAAGGTCATCAGTAACCGTGATATTGGCGGTGGACAGGTGCCGGTGACGGTGAATATCAATGACTATTCATCCGGCGGCAGCAGGATTGATGCTCAGGCCAGACAGGACAGTAACGGCATGACCATAGATGTGTTTATCGCTGACATGGACAACAAAGGGCCGATGCATAGCGCCATCACACGAAACACAACAGCATCTGCGAGGGTGAGAGGGTAATATCATGAAAATTAAAAACGCAGTGTTCCACCAAAACGGCTTTTTCATGGACGTGGAGACTGAGCAGGATTTTTGGGTATATCTCGGTCACCACATCGGGTGGGGGCGGTTCAGTAAAGCGGCACAAGCTAAAGATTCTGCAAATACTTTTGAATTAGTTGAAGTGCGCCCGGAAGGGCAAGCGCAGCCTTCACCGTTAATTCATTCGTCAAATGTGTTATGGCACTTGCAGGAAGCTCTCGGAGTTTTGATAAAATACCATGCTTCTCTTCTGCAGGAATATCTGAAGAAGAAATAATATCAATAAGTTGAGTCATTGTATCAGAGTGAATTTTAATTGTTCTGATATCCAGCACCGATTTTAACCCTTCATCACCCATCATAAAATCTATGCCGTCAGCAGTAGCCCTAATATTTTCAAGAAGAGAATATGGGTCATCTGTGCGCTGCGGAGAGACGGAAATTAAACCGTGCTCACTAAGGTAATAAATATTGGCAGCAAGCATATGCTCATCCATTAATCCGGGAAATGATTCCGGGTCATACTGATTCCATGATGTGTGATGTGGGTATGACGCAATGCAGACGGTAAGAATGTGATTCTGTAATTCACGATTAAACTTTTGCATAAATTATCCTCGGCAGGGTGCTGGATAACCAGAATATACGAACGTTAAAAAGTTCATACCTGACAAATGATCAGCTATAAGGCAAAAATTGATGATTATCGACTATCCTGACTGGCTTCCTCTGGCACAGAAGCCGGACAAAAACATGACCATCGACACCGGTTACATGACAGATCAGCCACAGGTCGGCGCACCGATATTCCAGAAACTGACCGATGACCTGAAAACGGTCTGGAATGTCACCTGGATATTCACACTGGCACAGGAACGGGCGTTTGCTCAGTGGCTGCGCCATCCTGATTATCTGGATAACTGCAACCGGTGGTTCCGGATGAAAATAGACATCGGAGGTAGTGGATTACAGGAGCAGGAATTGCACTTCGTGTCCTACCCGGTGCAGACCAGCGTTAACGGCGCGTCGGTCACATGGACCGGTCAGGTTATCTGTAAAAATCTGCATAACGATGATGATGAGTTCGGTGATGTGATTATCGAATTCCCGCCGCCGTTCGGCAGCTGGCTGGATGTTATTGTCACTGAAACACTGCCACGGTGTAAGGAGGGATAATGCCGACATTGCGTGAGTTCCGCGCACAACGACCAAACCGCATCCTGTACGAAACACTCCAACTATCACATCCGTCATTCGGCGACATTTACCTGATCACTCATCAGATTTTCCCGAAGATACTCGGCGGGATTGAATACCTGCCGTGTAACTTTGAGATGTCAGAGAGTCAGCAGAGTAAAACGCCGATCATCGATGCGAGTGTAAAATTCAGCCGTGTAGCGCATGAGTTTAAGCAGAAGCTGAAAGCGTGGCGGTCATATTCACGGATGGTGCCGGTTGAGGTGACGTACCGGCTGTTTGATGAGGCAGACAAAGACACGGCAATCGTACGCTGGAAGCTGTTTGCAAAGGATGTCTCACTGGATGCGGAAGCGGTATCAATGACACTTTCGATGACAAATCCGCTGAACAAGAATGTCGGACGCATTTATGAGCCGCAGGAGTGGCCGGGGCTGGAGGCAGTATGACAACTGACGAATTTACAGACAGAATGGTCGGGGTTCCGTGGGTTAACCGGGCATGTTCGTTTACTGCGTGTGATTGCTGGGGGCTGGTGACGCTCTATTACCGGCATGTTATCGGTGCTGAAATTCATCACGACAGCGGTTATGAATCTGACAGTGATTTTATGACCTGTTATCAAAACGAGGTGGATTTCTGGAAGCCGGAAGAGCATCCGGTAAGTGGCGGGATATTTGTGGCCTATGACGGTTCGGTGCCGGTTCATGTCGGCGTTGTGCTCGGCGGGATGGTTCTGCACAGCCGTGGTGATAACGGACATGTCCGTCTGGACAGATTACTGACCATTCAGCGGATATACAGCAAAGTGGAGTTTATGACTTATGCCGGTAATTGAAATTCAGCGCCTGCCGGGAACGACAAAAGAGAGAGTCGAAGTAAAATCCGGCTCTCTTTTTTTTGACTGGCTGAAAGAACAGAGCATCAGCAGCGACGTTGTGTTCATGGTTAATGGTGTGCAGCTGACTGAGGATGACAGCCTTGATTTTGTTGTCACTGAACTGCATCACATTCAGGTATTTGACCAGCCGAGAGGCGGCGCAATCGGAGACCTGTTAAGCCCGATATTCAAACTGGTATCGAAGGTGTTCTCTTTTCTGGCCCCGAAAACGCCGTCATTCACATCTGCAGACGCGAACGTTAAAGATAGTCCGAATAACCGGCTCACAGGACAGACTAACGTCGCCAGAACATACCAGGCGCGTCCGGAAATTCACGGTCAGGTGAGGGCATACCCGGATCTGATTCAGCAGTCACTGTTTGAGTACATCGATAACAAGAAAAAAGTCACGGAGTGGATGAACTTCGGTATCGGTAAGTTTGATATCGAAAACGTGAAATACTCGGAATCAGAATTAACCGCACTGGATGGTGCCAGTTATCAGATATTTCAGCCAGGTGAAAATATCCCGGAAATATTTGAGGGGTTTGAGTTTCACGATGTTGACGGTCAGGAAGTGCCGGGCCCGAATGAAAGCGATGAAATCCAGCAGTATCAGGCAACGGCGAATGAGGTCATTTCCGGTGAGATAAAGGGCGGCGAGGCGATGATTAAAATCAGCCGTCAGAGTGAGTTCGATTACTTCTATGACATTATCAAACCGCGCTCAGTATCAATGACCGTAAATGTATCGTACGACACGCCAAACGGTAACGTGACAAAAGACATCAAGGTGGATGCTTATCTGTCTGAGGCGAAAAAAACAGATGACGGGTCAATCGTGCTGCCTAAAAAGTATTACGAGTTCTTTTTCACCAGCCTTTCCGGTGGTGACCTGGCGACGCTGCCGCCAAATGCTGTCGTCAATACCACTAAATTTATTCTGTATGACAATCAGTTTTTGACAGTCGGGCCGTTCTTCTCACCAATGGAAGGCGGGCAACTGTGGATCCATATAAACGCCCAGCTTGGCGAGGGTGATTATGCTAATGCCAGAATGGAATTCTGGAAGGTAAACGACGACAACGAGGAAATTCCCGGCACCAGGGAATCATATAACCGAGGTTTTCCGGCAGCACCAAAGACAAAAAACTATTACAAAACGGAAAAATTCACACCACAAGGTGGGTACGGTCGATATGCATTCCAGTTAACCAGACTGGAAAACAGTAATGACCATAGCATCCTGAAACTGGAGAAGGCCCACATCATCCGCCGCAGGCTCAATGAGAAGCATCAGGACGATACTCTTGTTCGGGTAACAGTAAGAGCAACTGAGAACCCGACAAGCTCGCGTGAGCGCAAATATAATGCTCTGGTGACACGACATGTGATCAGTTATGACATGGTCAGCCGTAAAGTGGATTACACAGAGCGGCCATCACGCTCATTTGCGGATGCTGTGGCTCATACGTGGCTGGTTACCGGCAAACAGCCGGAGAACACTATCGACCTGCACGGATTGTATGAGATTTACGCCGGACTGCCTGATAAACGCCTCGGGTACTTTGATTACACATTTGATGATGAGGATGTATCACTCGGTCAGCGTGTCGAGACAATCTGCAACGTGGCGAGGGTGACGGTATTCTTTGACAACGGTGTGCTGACATTCTCCCGTGAGGAAGAGCGGAGATATCCGGCGGCGGTGTTTAACCGGTCAAACATTACCGGTAATAACTTCCGCATCTCATACGACATGTCACTGCCGGGCGGGAATGACGGCGTTGAGGTTGAGTATGTTAACCCGCGAACCAACAAAAAAACCTACCTGAAATACCGTATCGAAAACGGCGCGGTGGTGAAGGGGGTAGCGAAAAGCCCGAACAAAATCACCCTGCACGGATGCCGGAACGAGTATCAGGCCACTGACCGCGCATTACTGGAAATGGACAGGCTGATCAGCCAGCGGACAAGCATCAGCCTGCAAACACTGGCAGACGGTGACTATGTTTATCCAGGAGATATGGTGTTGGTGGCAGACAGTTACGACAGCAATCAGCAGAGCGGACACATCACCGGCAGAACCGGCAATGTATTCAGCACCAGTGAGCGTATTGAGTTTTCCGGTGACATGGTGGTGAACATCACTGATCACCTCGGAAATTCATCCGGAGAATATCCGGCACAGGCGCGGACTGATACGGATAAAGGTTTTACTGCTGATATCCCTGACATTCAGCTCAATATCTATGACGGCCACAATGTTCAGTCACCGTCACGTTACATCATATCAACCGTCACTGAGATGGATGCTATGCGTTGGGTAGTCTCTGACAAGAAACCAGACGCAGACGGTACGTTTTCTATCACCGCAAGTGAGTACTTCGCACCGAAAGCAGACTATAACGTCTGACATAACACTCAAACCAACAAGCCAGCCTCAGTGCTGGCTTTTTTATTGGAAGAAAAGGCACATGGCTACTATCCCTACTCAAAATGCAGTACCGAGTGAAGCACCACGCGACCTGAAATTTAACTCAGGCAAAATTGACGAGTTCGTGACATCACTGGAGCACGAATATAAAGACCGGTTTGGTCGATGCCATCTAACTATAGAAGGCATGAAGTGGATGTTTGATCAGTTGGTTGAGCGGTTTAAAGTCGATATGAACCAGGCAATTATTGCCGCCGGTTATATCCCTATGGACAGCTTCCAGCAGGGTGCAGAGATAACAAAACGCAATGAAATCCTGCGTGACGAAACTACCGGTGAATATTACCGCTGGGACGGTGAGTTGCCAAAATCAGTTCCTGCTGGTTCTACGCCTGAGTCTACAGGCGGGGTTGGGATGGGAGCTTGGGTTGGTGTTGGTGATGCAAGTTTGCGAAGCGAGCTGTACAAATATGATGGCGCTAACAACATCGCCGACGGCTCGTTGACCCAATACAAAAAGATAAACACATTTAAAGCGGGTGGCACAGCAACAAGTAAGCGCGATTGCTTTTTGCACACGGACGGATTTTGGTATTTTTACAGCGGCGACATGCAATTTTCGGTAAATGTACCACCCAATACGTTGCCAGATAGCGGGTGGCAATGTGTGGGGCTGCTAAACGGATATGATGTGGATGATTTGCGAAACTGGGGTGATATTTACACTAATGATATCCTCAGTGTGTTGCAAACAGCTTACGATAAATGTGAGTCATTCATTACAATTCCAGCGGGATTTCACAGAATATCACTAACACAAGGACTTGATGATTACAAAAATAGAACTACGTTAGTCGGATTACAGATGAGAAGGGAGAATATTTCTGTGTATTTTGCTGATAATGCTGAAATACACATGAATCCGATTACTGACCCTGACAACGACGGTCGTTACTATATCTTTTATGCTGCCTATGCTCACAATAATAAGATTGTTAAACCAACAATTTATGGTGATAGAGATAAACATGCCGGGACTGTTGGAGAGCAGGGCTTTGGAATTAGAAACTATAATAGCTCTAATTTTCAGATAGTTCAGCCTTCCATTCACAAGTGCTGGGGTGACGGTATTTTATGGTTTGTCAATGACTTGCAGTTCTCTGGCGGTGAGATAACAGGAAAAGGAACTTACAGGAATAATCGTCGACAAGGGATTAGCATTATTAGTTGTAATGGCTTATATATTGAATGGGCTATTGCTTATGACACTATCGGTGCGCCTAATGGGCCTTTTGCAACAATTGATGTCGAGCCAGATCATAATTATCAGTTTATTATCGGTCTAAAAATAGGCAGGGTTGAGGGTTATACCAGCGCAGGTTCAGCTTTTTTACTTGCTCTACATCAGCTTGATGAGACTAGCTACCCCGTGGATATTGAAGTGGGGTCTGTTTATTCACAAAGCTGCTTGCGTGCGTTAGAAGGTCGAAGTGATAAAAAAGTTAAAGGTATCGTGACCATTGGTAGCGTGATTGGGCGCGATTCACGAGCGCAAGACTTTCAAACTGTAATGTGGTCTTCTACTTTACAGATGAACGTTAAAGAGTTTACATCTATAGATTGCAATCGCTTAAACAGCAGCAGTAGTCAAAATGGAGTGGGGTTGCTGTTTTCGAGGACGAGGCTAAGCGACGCCGCATTCGGTAATATCAACTTTGGTAAAGTAACATTAATAAATAAAGACACAACTCTTACGCACCCAGTTGGCATGGTTAACCACTCAGGCGGCGATATAACGTTTGTCAACATTGAGGAGTTAATATATGACCCCGCTAAAATGATATATGATGGGTCACTGCATCTACCTGCGGGTAATTATGTTAGAGTTGGTAGTAAAGTACATAAAGCGCTTACAGGGAGTGAAACTCTTTCTATATCGAAATGGATAAACACTCTTAGTAATAGAGGTGCAACAAGCGATGTCACCATTACAGTTCCGTCTGGATATGGATATGACGGAATGTTGCTACAAATAGACTGCGAGACAGATAATCAAATACGCGTGAATTTTATCGACGGTATTGATGGATACCCGTCAGGGTCTAACGTTAGATCTAGATTGTCAGGCGCTAAGATAATCTTACGGAAAACAGGTAGCACCTGGTCTGTGTCTGAAGCCAGCTCTGGGGACTGGTCAATCAATGGGATTGGACGGTTGTCTTATGGGGGGAGCATCGGTGGAAACACAAGTAATAGACCTGCAAATCCAAAGCCGTGGCAGACTTATTTTGACACTACCGAGGGCAGGTTAATGACATTTAGAGATGACACAAGAAAATGGGTTTGACGGTCTGTGCGTTTTGCCAGAACAACGTCAGCTCCTTCCTGCCATTTCTCAATGAGGGCAGGAATAACAGCGTCGCCTGTGCTGCACTGGCTAAGTAGACCTGTGCAGCACAGCACAGACAACCCAATTAAGCAGGGTGTTGATAACGCCGACTGAAAAGTATCTGGCAAACAGTTGAGCCATCACATTTGTTCTATAACGAAAATTGATGCGTGAGTTTGCCATTCCTGTAAAGATAGGTAAGCATGAACGTGACATGATCACTCCTTCTCATGCTCGAACCCACGCGGTAACCTTTTCCCGATCTCCCTGTAGTGCTCCAGCCTCTCTCTGAAGTACGGGCGTAAATGCTCGGGCTGCTGGTTTTCTGTTTCGTACAGATCATACGGTAGTCCGAGCCTTTCTTTGTACGCGATACCGGATGCGGCTAAATCGGCATTAATTTTGTCTTTTTCGTCTTGCGGCAGATTGGCGATGTTGTGCATGTTGGTTTCTGAGTGTTGGGTGATGATGGGAGTATAGCAGGTAGGATTGTGGGATGGGGCGTAAATGGGGCGGATAAACTAAAATGACTTGAAATGACATAGAACGACTTTGAACAACTTCATTATGAAAATGGTGCGTGAACACTGGTTACTTCCATATTTAATTGATTACAAAGGATTAATTCTACGCTCTTCTAAGCCGTAGGTCACAGGTTCGAATCCTGTAGGGCGTACCATTCCGAAGTCAATGGACATCAACCGATGTCTTTTTTTATGTCTGAAATTCAGTTAATTAGCTGATTTTAACTTTTCTTCGTTCAACTGACATCCACCTATATCAACCTAAATCAAGTAATATTTGTTGGCATATGCGTTGGTACATACAGGTTCAATGAATTCTTATACCAACACAAACTCATGGGAGTTCCTATATGGCACTAACAGATGTGAGGGTAAGAACGGCAGCCTGCCGATAAAGGATACAAACTAACTGACGGTGAAGGAATGCACCTTTATGTGCATGCTAATGGTTCTAAATGCTGGCGGTTACAATAATAGTTCATGGGAAACATATTCGATTTGACGCATGTGTTTTTTAGAGGTAATTTTAAAAAAAGATTAAAGAGGTACACATGGAACCATTACAACTGTTTAAAATTTTAGGTGACCAAACCAGACTGGATATCGTGCTATTGCTAAAAGCATCCGGGGAGTTATGTGTCTGTGATATCTATACGGCCTTGAATTTATCGCAACCAAAGACATCCCGGCATCTGGCAATGCTAAGAGAATCAGGTCTTTTGCTCGATTCAAAACATGGCAAATGGGTTCATTATCGTTTATCTCCTGCATTACTACCGTGGGTGAAAAGTATCATTGATGTCACTTACGCCACAGAGAAAAATAGAGTTGCAGATTTGCTTAAGAGTCTGGAGACAAAAGAACCTGTGAGTCGCTGTTCTGTATAAAAATTTTTAAGCTAACATATT